CTTCTACTGCTAAAGAAGTTGGGTTAACAAATAGAACAGATGCTCAATCCTCTATAAATGCAATAGCTAAATATTTAAAAACAAGAATTGGATGGGCAGGTGGAGATGTCAATAAAGGCATCATGGGTTGATAATATAGCCCCCTTACATAGCAATATGTATTGAATAATGTGTGTGAACCAACAGAGTTGGGTGTATAACTTACATTTAGGAATAGTAGGAAATGACTATTAGAAGTTATGCTAACAGGGAACGTCTAAGTATATTAATATAAAATAATATATATGAAAATCCTGTGCCAAGCTTAGAGAGAAATCTCTTTGAAGGTCAAACGACTATCCTTTAAGCTATGAAATTTAGCAACAGGAGTAGGGCTTATGCGAATAAGTAGGTGAGAATCCTTTAAATCGAAGTGCCACACTTCCTAATGGGAAGATGATATAGTCTACTCCCTAATATAAATATAGCGAAAGCTAGGGTATAAAGGTATGGAGAAGGAACTACTGCTTACTTAAATAGAGTATTAGGTAATACACCAAGCGGTGGAAATAGTGGAATATCATCCTCAGATACATCTGTAGTTGATGGAGGTTCTGACAATATTCTATCTAAAATTGAATCTCAAAAATCAGACTTGATTGATTTACAAAAACAATTGGCTGAAATTCCTTATTTAATATTCCAAAATGTAAATGCCGAATATGATGATAATGTAAGTGAATTAGAGAAGAAAAATAGTACTCTTAAAAATAAGATAGAAAAATCCCTTGATGGTGATGAAAGAGTTGCTTATTCTAAAGAAATAGATAAAAATTTAGCACAAGAATTAAGTCTTACTAAAGAAAAAGAAGCTTATATTCAAAGAGAATTAAAGACTAAAACATATACTATTGGTCAACAGGCTGAAATGAATACTCTATTGTTGGATACATTGGATTCTGAAAGTTCAATTGGGTTAGCAATAAAACAACAATATGATGACAAAATTGCTATTATTCAAAGTGCTGAATCTAAAGTGACTGAGATATTAGCAAAACAAGTTGAGGAACGTAAAAAGTTAATATCTGACCAATACGATGCTGAGAAAAAAGCTATTGACGATAAGAAAGCTTTATATTCAAAAGAGAATACAAGTGATGATTATAACAAGAATCTAGCCACAGAGCAGAAAACACTAAATGATATAAATGCATCAATTAGTTCTGCTAGTAGAGATAGTTCAAGTAGTGGACAAGCTAGGGTTGCTCAATTAAATTTAGACAAGAAGACGCAGCAAGATAAGATTGATGAAATGGTATTGAATCGTGCTAGAGATATTAATAATGATAAGTTCGATGCAGAATCTACTAAACTTGATGAACAAAATACTAAGACTTTGGAAGCTCTTGATAAAACTTATTCAGAAGAAGAAATTACTAAAATGGCTAAGGATGCAGTAGCAACAGGATATTTAAAAAATGTAAATGATGAAGTTGTTTCACTTAGATCAGCTTACATAGATTTTGAAAATGAATTTGGTCAGGGCATGAGTACGATGGGTGATTCGATTAGAACAAATTTAATAGCTACATTAACAGAGGCTACTGGATTAATTAAGTTAATGACATTAGATGGAAGTATTAAAGTTAGTACAACAAATAGTAAGTTGCCAAGTCATAAAACAGGTTTAGATGTAGTCCCATACGATAGTTACATAGCTGAATTACATAAAGATGAAAGTGTTTTAACAGCAGATGATGCAGGAACATGGAGGACACTTAAAGCAAAGGGTATATTAAATAATTTAGGTCAAGTAAAATCACAACCTACATTTAATGGAAATTTAAGTAATTTCAATATACCTAAAATGAATGATGTGGACATGAGAGGTGTTAGTAATACTACTAATGCTCCTGTCGTTAATTTTAATAGACCATTTATAGAAATTGAAAATGCAGATAAATCTATATTACCTGATATGGATAAATGGGCTAATAAAGCAATGAATATGGCAATTAGTTCAATCTATAATGCTATAAACGTACCTATGCATTAACATACAAAGGAGGTATTAATATGAGTTTTAATTCATTAAATTTTATATGGAATGGAGTTTCAAATACTGACATGGGAATCGTCCTTGTTAGGACTATGACTGGTACAATTGAACAAACATTTTGTTCTCCTAAAACAATAACCTCAGAACATGTAAGATTTAATGGCTCATATTATTATGGCTCAGATGTTCTAAATTATAAATTACACTTTGAAGTTATGAAAATAAATTGTGATGAAGAGCCATTAACTTTGGACGAGAGAAAAGAAATCACACATTATTTCATGCCTGATGATAATTTTCATGCTTTTATAAGTGAAGACTTTCCAGAGTTAGAATTTATAGTTCAATTTACAAAAGCACAATTTATAAGTTACAGAAAAAATGTGGGAGTGTATGAATTGGAATGTGAAAGTTGTTCTCCTTATCCATTCTCGGAGTTAATGATAGCTTCATTTATATCTAATGAAGATGATAATATTATGCAACTAGCAAATAATTGTAATGCACAACCACACTTTATTCCAAATAGTATGACATTTACTTTGAGAGGAGATACAACATTTTTCTCAATGAGGAATTTAAATACTGGTAAATTACTTGAGTTTAAAGACTTAGATAAGTTAGAGAAAATAACTATTAATAATCATAATCAAATATTAAGTAACACAGGTAAAATAAGATTCGATAATTTTAACTGGGGATTCGAAGCATTAGAATTACAATATGGAATTTCTGATTTAGAGTTCTCAATAGGTTGTGAAGTAGAGTTTCAAATGCAATTTCCAATAATGATATAAAAATACAAATACAAATAAAAATTTTAGGAGGTAATATTATGTCAATTTTAGATTACAAACAAATTCAAAATGAACAAACAACAATAGGAACAGGTGACTATATTAGTGTTGCAAGTGCAGATAACTTAGTTATGTCTATTTATGGGACAAGTACAAGTTTTTCTATAACTTTTTTAGGTTCATTAGATGGTATTAATTATTTTAGTATAAGTGGTACAAAATTAGCAGACCCATTATCATTTTCAGCAACATCAAGCAAATTAGATGAGGCGTGGGAATTTGACGTTAGTGGATTAAATTATTGTAAAGCAAGTTTAACTGCTATAGCTAACGGAAATATTAGTGTTGTCGCAAATGCTCATAAATAATGATATGAATATTAAAATAGGAACTTTTGATTATAAATTAAGAGAAACTAATAAACCACTTTTAATGGAGCATATTGAATGTGGTGGAATCATAAATTATGATAACTTAACAATAGATATTAAGAAAGATTTAGAACAACAACGTAAATCTCAAACTATTTTACATGAAGTATTCCATGCAATCATTAAAGAATATGACATTGATATAGAGGAAATAGACGAGGAATATCTAGTAGATATATTAGGAACAGCAATGTTTCAAATAATTAAGGATAATAAAAAACTAATAAAATATATTGGAGGAAAATAATAAATGACAAAAGAAATAATAGATGAATTAATAGAGAATGAGTATTTAATATTAACTAGGGAATTTGATGAAATGGTTAATGAAAGTAAAGGTGAAAAAATTAAAGAACTTAATAAATTACTAAGCAAAGGATTATATGAAGAAATGTATGATAGATTATTAAAATACATAGATAGTATGGAAGATAAAAGTGAATATGTATATTTAACTGAAAATGGAGAACGTGGTATGGATTTAAAAATGTCGAGGAAAGAATATGAGGATAGACTAGAATTACAAAACTATCCAAAACAATTAGAGCAATCAATGAATGATGAAATATATTCTTTAGAGAGTTTCAGAGATTCATATATTTATTTAAAAGGAAAAAAGAATAACGTAAGTGAAACAAGTAAAAAAATTAAGAAAGATGAACGATATAGGAAATTATTAAAAGAGGGAATTGTTGAAATGGATGATGACGAGGAATTAATATTTATAACTAAAAGACAATGGGAACTATTAGGTAGTGGTAAATATAGAATACATGGTAATTGTGTAGAGATGATATAAAATAACTATTGTCAACTTATATATAAATATGGTTGACAATGTATAATGTAAATATAATACAGAAAGGAGTTGATTGAATATGGAAAAGAAAAAAGGTGGACAATTAGGTGTTAAAAAGCCTACATATAAGAATGCAATTAATATAGAGACATTCACTAATATGCTTGTTTTAGGATGCAGTATAACAGAGATTACAGATGAAATAGGATTCAGTAGACAGACATATTATAAATGGATGGATGATAGTGATATAATGACCGAAGTTAACAAAAGGATTAAAATTGTACACACCGAGGGTCAGTCTTTTATTAAGGCAAGATATAAGAAGTATCTGTCGAATATTGACAAATTGTGTGATGATATGACAGATAAGAGAACATGTTTATCTGCTAACCAATATATGACAGATAGGATTGATGGTAAAGCAGGGATTTCATTAGATGTTACGGTTGCTGATGTTACTGTAGATGTCACTGATGCTAAAGACCTATTAAAGAAGTACAATAAACAATCAGTAGATATAGAGGAAGAGTAGTAGTTATATCATTAAGGATGGAGATATTAAGTTATCTCCTATCTTAATAGAGTACATATGATTGTATGTATTGCATTAAGATATATCCTATCGTAACAATGAATACCAAGTAATTGGATTAGTTGGTATTGGACTATATAGGTGTAACACTTGATATGACTAAGGTTAAGAGTATTATGGTAAATATATTCAATCTACCTATTGCAACGAATACCATCTAATGATACAATAAGAGTATAAAGATGGTATTGAGAGGTAGGTAATAACAATGGCAAGATTAAAGAGTAATGGTATAGCAAAGGCTGAATCAGTTGAACCATTAAAGAATGTTAAGGATATTAAGAAGGTTAAACAATATCTAATAGGTAAAGAGAATAAAAGGGATTATATGTTATTCGTAGTTGGCATCAATGTAGGGTTAAGGGTAGGTGACTTATTAGAACTAAGGATTAAAGATATAATGTATGATGATAATAGTTTCAAGGATAATATATGTATAGATGAAGAGAAGACTGATAAGGTTAGAACATTCAAATTAAATAATAGTGCTAGAGAATCTATTCAATTGTATCTAAGTAGTTTAAGTAGTTATGCAATGAATGACTATCTATTCCAGAGTCGTAAAGGTAATGAGTCTCTAAGAGTTGATAGTACACATAAGATTATTAAAACACTACTAAGAGAGTTAGGAATTAAGGGTAACTTTGGTACACATACACTACGTAAGACTTGGGCATATCATACTTATGTAACTCAAGCACCTACTAACCCAATGATATTACCTACATTGCAAAAGATGTTAAATCATAGCAATCAAGCAGTGACACTCAGATACATTGGTATTGAACAAGAGATGATGAATGATATATATGATAGTTTGAATCTTTAGATATTAACTAAATGTTAGTATCTTTTTTTATACCCTTTTTTCATTGTATTCTTATTATATTAATAAAGATATAGTTATTTAAATACAATATTCGACAGGAATATACAGTATAGGGCATACTTCTTTATTGATTTGATAAAAATCGTGGTAGTAACCTCTACAAAATTTTCACCAAAAATATGAAGACTCAATTATAACGGTATGCAATTATGATATAATATTTTAAAAGTTAAAATCTAATATAAAGGAGAAAATTATGAGAGTTAAGGAAATAGTGGATTTTTTAAAAGTTGAAGAAATAGCTCCTTTTCATTTTTATACTGAAATATTAAATAAAGAATATGCAGTATGTAAACATATTACAAATGAAGAACTTGATGATTATAATAAAAAAATATGCTTAAATGAAAAAAAGTATGATGATAGTGAATTAGGCATTTATATAGCTGATATTACTATTGATGAAATGTATGACCTTGAACATAACCGTAATCCTGTAAATTTACAAAAGGTATTAGATGACATAAGTGATTTATTTATGGTAGAAATAGCCGAAGAGGAATTAATTTATGCAATCTACGTAATTCTACATGAAGTAGGTCATTGGGTTAATTTCAAAGCTTCTGGAAAGCCAAGTTTAGAATATGCTTTGTGGGATTGGGAATTAAAAAAAGAGTATAAACAATATGTTAATGAAGTACGTAAAATACCTGATGATTCATCTAAAAAGCTAGAATTTGCTAAAATAGCTGTAATTAACTATAAAAATATTCCATCTGAGAAAGCAGCGGACACATATGCATTTGAAAACATAGAGGAAAAATTAAAGTTAGTAAGAAAATATATTGATAATTCTAATTAAGTATAGTAAATGTAAAAAAACACCGTATTATTCAGAAATGAGTTTTGCGGTGTTTTTACGTCGCAAATTAAAAATAATTAAATATGAAGACAGGAGGTAAATAATGGATAATGCAATAATAAATAACGATACAAAAGTTCAAACATTAATAACATTAAAAATGGATTACATAGGAGAATCAAAATTAAATAAATTTATCTTAGAATTAGAGGAATTAACAAATAAATATAACTCTTCAATTAAAAATGAAGGTATTAAATATGTCAAATAATTTAGAACAACAATTAAAGGATTTAAAATTATTACAAAAACATTTAACTAAAATGTATATGAAAGAGGGACTGACATATAAAAAGGCTCTCCAAGTAGCACAAAAAACAATAGATAATGAGTCTAATATATTTGGATATAAAGGTCTAAGTTGGTTAGTTGGTTCTCAGGATTTAGAATATTTCTGTTTATATTTTTTGGCTAATATATATGTTCCCACTGAAGAAGAAATAATTAAAAAAAGTAAAGCAGAACTAAGTGAATATCATATTGAAATATGGCATGAATTAGAGAATATGGTTATTAAGAAAGACTACAATCAAAGAAATTATATATGTCCTCGTTCATTTGGTAAAACAAGTTGTATTTCAACTCCACTTGCTATTTGGTGTGCTTGTTATCATTTTAAAAGTTACATAGTTATAGCTTCTGCCGTTGAAGATACTGCATCCTCTTTCTTAAAAAATATAGGTAACGCATTAACTAAAAATACTTTAATAGAGAATGCATTTGGAAAATTAACAGGTAAATCAGACAATAAGAAGCTTGTATTTAATAGTAGTGTTATTGAATTGACTAATGGTGTCCGAATAGAAAGTGTATCGGCTTCCAGTGCCAGTAGAGGTAAAAATGATAACTTTACAAGAATAGATTTATTAATTATGGATGATTTCCAGAAGGATGATGAGGTTGCAACAGATGAAGCAAGAATTAAGAAATGGAAACTATATAATGATAGTTTAAAAAATGCAACTCAAGCCAACACTTCTATTATGCTCTCTGTAGGTACAATCCAACATAAGGAATGTTTTTATTCAAGAATATTAAATACACGTTCATGGAAATCTACAGTAAAGAAATGTGTATTACTGGATGATATAGATGAATATTTTAATACTGGTTTATGGGATGAATTTTATAAAATATATGTAAATAGTAAGGATGAAGATAGTTTAATTCATTCTAAAGAGTTTTATTTACAACATGAAATAGAAATGCAATATCCTATGCTATGGTCAGAGTTTTGGAACTGTTTTGATATTGCTCTTAAATATTATGAATCCCCAGTATCATTTAAACAAGAGTATCAGAATGACGTTAATAATATTGGAGAGAAACGATTTAAAACAACCGTAACAGAATCAGCAATAGAGATTGAAAAACATAAATTCTTGAAAAGTATTTTAGTTATTGATCCTGCTAAAACTAGAACTAAAACAAGTGGTAAGAAGAAAGATTATTTTGCATTTGCATTATGTAGTTTAGGTGATAACAAGATTAAATATATCCGTAAAGGTGAAATACATAGATTCAGAAAAGATTTAGAGTTTGAGGACTACCTAGCACATACTTTAAAATTATTAAAAGACTATAAGGATATTAATGTAGTATCTGCTGAGAAATTAACTTATGGTGGTGCTGATATATTAAGATTACAAGAATTAATAAAAGAAGATGTGGAATTAAATAGCAGAGATATTGAATTTGAAATGCATGGTGATAATAAATCTAAAGATGACCGTATAAATACAATAGTTCCTGCTGTCAACTTAGGTCAGATTGTATTTTGTGAGGACGATTCTGAGGCAATTGAACAAATGAGAGAATATGCAGGAACAAGATACACATTGCATGACGATTTTGTTGACGCATGTGCTGAAGCTTGCAAAATGATTGATGAAATTAAAGTAACTGAGTACATAAAATTTGATACAAACTTTTTCTTATAAGGAGGTAATGACAAATGATAACTATTCCAAAACAAGCAGATGTAGTAGTAGAAGTAGACAATAATATGTTAAATAAGATGTTCAATGTTTTTAATAATTTGCAGACTGCACCAGAATTTCAATATTCTAAAAAGCAAAAATATTATAATGGAAATCATGATATATTAACAGATTATAATATTTTAAAAGGTTCAACAAGAAGTAATGAAATAATAATTAGTAATTATGTAGGAAAGTTTGTAGATTTAGAATCTGCTTATGTAGCAAGCAATCCTATATGTTTCACAAGTAGCACGAAAGAAACAGAACACATAGATTTGCTATATAAATACATAAAAGGATTTAGTAAAAATCAATATTTAGACCTATTAAAGCAAGGTGGTGGATATGGACAAGCCTACAAACTTTTATATTATGTAATAAATCCTTTGGGAGGATATAGTCTAAAAAGTAAAATATATAATCCTATGAACTCTTTTATTATTAAGAATGATTTTGATGAAATAGAATACTTTTTCTATGTTTATTCTAAAAGTTTCTTTGATGATGGTAAGTATATAGATGTTTATACTAAAGATAAAATCACAACTTATAGTGTCTTTAAGAAGGATACCACAGCTCTTAAAGTAGATGATTTTAATTTACGTGAATTTAAATTAGTAGACCAAAAAGATAATTTATTTGGAGAAGTTCCTGTATCTCCAATTGATATAGATAAAACTATATTTGATAAAATTAAGAGGATTAATGATAATTTAAACATATCTCTATCTAATAATATCAATATTTCCAATGATTTTAGAACTACTTTTATGACAGTTAAGGGTGCTAGAATTAAAGAAGAAGATAAAGCTAAAATTAATGAGCAAGGCGTAATTTATGTGCCTGCTGACGGTGATGTAAAATGGATATCAAGAGATATAAATTCAGAATTTGCTACAAGTCTTATAGCTACTTGTATAGACCAAATTTATCAACAAACTGGACATATCAACAGCCAAGAGAAATCTACAAGTAATACAAGTGGTAGTAACCTTAGAAATAGGATGATTCAATTAGAACAACGTTGTGGAGAATTAAGCAATTCATTAGAAGATGCTATTAAAAATGAAATTAGGCTTATATATAAGTTTGATAATCTTGTTAATAACACTAACTATAATTATTTAGATGTAAATATTAAAACTACTATGAATGTGCCTATTGATTTAGCAGTTATTGGAGATTTCATTAGTAAAACAGGAGAGAAACTACCTTTGACATTTCTTTATAGTTTGATTCCTCAGATTGATAACCCTCAATTCATGTTTGATAAATATATTGAGGAAAAAAGGATAATAATGAATCTCGAAAATGGTGACATATTAGACAATACTATAGTAGATGAAACTGTAGATGTTACAAATGAATAGTAAAGACAAGAAGGAGTTAGAGAATAAATTACTAGCTCTTTTTATTTTGTCGATGAAATATAATAAGAAACTCAATCCAGTGATGGTTAAATATAAGATATATAAAAATGAGTTGATGAATGAACTCAATGCAATATATAAAAAATATACTAAAAATGGAAAGTTGGTTATTAATCAACGTGAGATAAAAAAGGAACAAAAATTATTAGAGCCTCTAATTAATAAAATAACTAATGGCATATCTGATAAAGAATTAATCATTTTACCAATTATTTTAAATCTTGTACATAACACTGTTTATAGTAAAACTTACAATATTCTGTTTAAGGGCAAGAACTTAACTAATATGAGTCAGGAGGAAATAAACAAGATTATTATACAATATAAAATTAATGGTAAAACAAATTTACAAAGAATTAAAGATAATAGCACTATTTTTAATAAGAAAATAAACAAGGATATTGAAAAATCACTCAAAGAATCTAAAACTATACAAGATTTAAAAAAGAATATAGAGAGTAGATTTGAAAGTGAGGAAAAAATATCTAAAAGACTAATTAATAATGAAATAGCAAGAGTATTTGGTGATACAACAATGGCAATATATATTGAAAATAATGTTAAGCATGTGGAGTGGGTTGCACAACTCGAGCAAAATTCGTGTAGTGAATGTGGTTCTCTCGACGGAGAGATATTCTTATTAGAAGATGCTCCAATTCCAATAAGTGATACACATAATAACTGCCATTGTATTTTAGTACCAATAGATTAAAAAAATAAAAATGGACTCAACAGGACTAGAGACTTTTGAGGACACGAAAGGATGGTTATTAATAATGGCAATAGAAAATTTTAGTGAGGTAGTAGATTATATAACAACAAATAGTGAAAATGAGGAAGTTTCAAATTACATTAAGGGATTCAAAACAGTAGACCTTGATGGAGCAAAGAACTTCTTAGAAAGTAATGAAGAAGGAAAAAGTTATTTTGATACAAGAGTGGGTAAAGGAATTGAAACATTTAAAACTAATAATTTACAAAAATTAATTGATGCTGAAATGTTAAAAAAGAATCCTGCTCTGACTCCTGAACAGTTGCAAATTCAAGAATTAAAACAGAAATTTGCTGATATGGAGAAATCGAAAACAAAGGTTGAACAAATGTCCAAATATAAAGACATTTTACAACAAAAGAAAATTCCATCCAATATGGTAGACTTTCTTTTAAATGATGATGAGGAAACTACTAATGCTAACATCGCAATATTTGAAGATAGTATGAAAAGCTATATAGAAGAAGCTATTAAAGCTAAATTTGGTAGTAATCAACATACACCAAGTGATGCAACTGCTCCAATAACTGAAAAATTAACAGATGAACAGATAAATAAAATGTCACAAGAACAACTTGTAAAATATTTAAATACAAAACATTAATTAACTCAATTCTTAAATGGAATTGGGTTTTTTAATATGCAAAAACAGGTCATTGTTTCGGAATATCAAGACTTTAAAAAGAAATTACTATTACTAAAAGTGAAGTACAGATTATGTGCCACTTCTAAGGAGGAATTTTATTATGACTATAACTAATGCAGATTTAAAAATAAAAAGTGCCAAATTACTACAAGCTTTAAGAGCGGGACAGGTGTATGGTAACTTATTTAATACAGATTATATCGGTGAAATAAAGGGAATAGGTTCACAATTACAAATAAATAACGTTTTAGGTGGTACTGTTAAAAAGTACACTAAAGGTCAAAAATTAGAAACTGAAACACTTACAGATGGTAAAATTGATTTCGTAATTGACCAAGCAGATTATTTTAATTTAACTGTCGATGCTTTAGAAGAAGCATTTGGTGCAGGTGGCTATTTGAATGTAGCTACTCAAGAAACAGTTGCAAATATGACAGAAGCAAGTGAAAAGTTTTATGCTTCTCACTATACAGAAATACCTATTGCAAATATAACAGCTGGTGCAGTTGGCACAGGTTATTCAATATCAACACCTTCAAAAGCATACGATTTAATAATTGATATGGGAGAAACATTAGATAATAATAACGTTCCTAATCTAGGTAGATGGTTAGTTGCTCCAAATTGGTTTTACAACATGTTGAAGAAAGATGATAGAGTTAATAAGTCTACTGCAAAAGGTGACGAGATTGTAAGAACAGGAGAAATTCTTGAGATTGATGGTATGACTATTTATAAATCAAACTTTGTTCCAAATAAATCAAAAGGAGTAGAAGAAAAGATAATTGCAGGTTATGCAGGTAGTGCTACAAGAGGCGATGCAATAGATTCTGTTGAAGAATACAAACACCCAGACTTCTTCGGTTCTTTTGCAAAAGGACTACATGTTTATGGTGCTAAAATAGTTAGACCTACATCTATGGCTTTAGCAATAGTTAACAAGGCATAATATAATACATAACAATTAGGGAGTATTTGGGTAACTCCAAGTACTCCCTTTTTTTAAAAATTTTAATAAGAGGAGGGTTTTAAATGTTATTTTCACATATAAAAAACGATACAAAATGGGAAATATTAGACAAAGACCATATAGACAGGCTTTTAAAGGATAAAGATTATGCAATTATTGAAAAAGAGGAAAAAGAAGAAATTAAAAGTCCGAATGAGGATTTAAATATATTATCTTATGCAGAAATAAAAAGACTCGCAAAAGAAAAAGGACTTAAATATAATAATGTAAAAAAAGAGGAATTAATAAAATCATTAAAGGAAGGTGAATAAAATGGAATTATTAATAATGTTAAAAAGGTTATTATGTGTGGATTTGTTTGATACTTCAAAAGATGATATTTTAAATTATATGTTAGAGAATAGCAAAATTAAAGCATCAAATTTTTTAGGAGATGTATACACTCCAAGTGACCCAGTATTAAAGTTAGAATTTGAAACAAATCATTTTAGAGGAATAGTTGAATTAGCTAAATACGATTATAATAATCAAAAAGCAACAAATATAAAGCAATATACAGAAGGTAAAAAAAGTGTAACTTATAGAGATTCTAGTGATTCAATACCAAAGGAAATTAAGGCAATTCTTGGATTACCATCAATTGTAATGTACTAAGGGGGTGTCAAAATGTTCGATGATACTACAATAAAAATATTAGGAGACTCTTATGTTAATATACCTATTAAAACATTTGATGGTGATTTACAAGATAATACAAGCACAATAGATAAAGACGAATATAGCTACATATGCACAAAACTGTTATTTGTAGATTACATAGAGCCATTAATATATGAAAATGCTTATCTTGATGTTAATAATAAAATCTATAAGATTATTAAAGTTGATACATGTTCTGACCATATGGAAGTGTATTTATTTTATTATAACTTGAAAGATATTAAAATAAATAATATAGATAAGAAGGTATTAATTGAAGAGACTACAGAAAAAATTGCTATACTTGATGAAAAATTAATTGTATCTGATTTTGAGATAAAGACAGGTGATTTAGTAGAATTTCAATCAAATAAATGGCTTATAATAAGTGAAATTGCAACTAGTAATAATGAATATAGAGGAAGAATGAGGAAATGTAATAATAATTTAAGATATAAAGCTTCTGTAGATGAAGTTGAAACAATAATTTCAATTCCTACAATTATTGATAGTGGAACAATTTCTATTGCTGAAGGTCAATATTTTGCCACTGTTGATAACCAATTATCTTGTAAAGTTCCATATTCATTAATAGATAAAATTAAACCTATAGCAATAGGAGTTAGATTTATTTTAAATAACTCAGTATGGAAGGTGTTGGGTCTTGATGATATAACTAATGTATTATATAAGGAGCAAGGCATTATTATAATTAAATTAGAATCAGATACTTTTATGGCTGAAGATGATAAAATTTTAGAAATAGCCTATAATACTCTTGAAATTGTTATAACAACTCCTCACGATTACACCATTACAACCGAATCAAGTAAATCATTACAGAATACAAGAAGTTCACAAATTACTGTAGAGTGTACTAAAGATGGTGAAATAGTTGAAGTTCCTGTATTAACATATACTGCAGGTGATATCACTATTTGTACTGTAAACTCTACAGGAGTAATGACAGGAGTTAGTGAAGGCTCAACAATTATAACAACTACATATCAAGGAGTTTCTACAGTAATTAATATAACTATAGTGGCAAAGATTGAAATATATAGCCTTATTGGTGCTACTTCTATTAATGAAGCGGTTTCTCAACAATTCAAAATTATAGATGAAAGTGGAACAGATTCTACACTTGAATATACTTTTAAAATAAGTGATATCACTTTAGCCAGTATAGAATCTATTGGAACTAATTATGTAAACTTAATAGGTAAAAATATAAAGGGTAGTGTTACATTAACAGTAACAAACAAATTGAATACTAGTCTTGTATATACTAAATCTATATCTACTTTATATAATGCTCATACATTTACAGTAGATATATCTGAAACTAATGCAGATATCGAAGAAGAACAAACACATCAACTAGTTATCTCTGCGACAGATAATGGGGTAGTAGTTTCAAGTCCAGTAGTAACTTATTCTAGTGATAATGAAGCTATATCTACAGTGGATGCAAATGGGTTAGTAACAGCTATAAGTGTTGGAACAAATACTATAATAGTTGCTTATGAGAATGTAACTAATTCTATTGCTATAAATGTAACAGCAAAAGCAGTAGCACCATCTTATCAAATAATAACAAGTACAACAACTGCTAGTAATTATTATTACATTCTCAATGGAAATGCAAGAACTCAAAAAGTTTATAATGCAGATTTGACTCCTATAACAGATGGAACTACGTTTACATTTACATTAGAAGCAAGTACTCGTCATGATACTACTGCAACACCACAACAATTAATTACTCTGATGGATGCTATAACTACAACACAATGTAGAATTACAGCAAATAATGTTCCTTATAAGGGATGGTTTTGGATTGTAGCTACCTCAAATCTAGGAGCTATTGTTAAGAGAGAAATGCTAATACTTGGACAATATGATAACAAAGCTAATTTCGACTAAATAAATATAGAAAAGTAGAACACCGACCGTAAAACCAGATGCTCTACTTTTATTTCCAGTTAATTTGACATTTATATAAAAGTATCATATTGTTAAAATAGTAATAATTTATATCATAATAAATAATAATCTTAAAGGGGAAATAGATGGGAAACTTAATTAAATGTCCAATGTGTGATAAAGATATTTCACCAAATGCAATTTCTTGTCCTCATTGTGGAGAACCTATGAAAATACAACCACAGGAAATTAAAAAATCAGAACCAACTAGTTATAATCTTGTATTAGTGAGTTGTTCTCAAAAGATTAAAACTATTAAACTTATAAGAGAATGTACGCATTTAGGTTTGAAAGAAGCAAAAGAGATAACAGATTTCATGCCCACTACTTTTATGCTTAATGTGGATATTAATAGGGCTAATCAAATTAAAAATGATTTTGATGTATTGGGTGCAAAGGTTAATTTAGTTGATGGTAATAATATAATTGAGACTAAATCAAATTATATTGCCCAAGATAATTTAATTAAGTGTCCAAACTGTAAAAGTGTTAATTGTAATAAGATAAGTGGGATTTCAAAAGCAACTAGTGCAGGAATTTGGGGAATGTTTTCAATAGGAAAATTAGTAAAGACGTGGGAATGTAAATCATGTGGGTATAAATGGTAGATGGTATAAAGATTAATTTCTTTATACCTTTTTTATTTAAATAAAGAAAAATAAAAACAATATATTCAGGTTGAAATTATAAAAAAGTAGTTAATTAATTGACTGCTTTTTTATTCTTTTTGAAAGGAGGAATTAAAATTGTTTGAAAACTATAAAGATGTTGTAAATATAGAAGAGTTAACACAAATGCTAGATATAGGAAAAAATAAGGCTTATGAATTAATTAATTCAGGTATTATAAAATCATTTAAAATAGGTAAGATTCATAAAATACCCAAAGTATGGATAATGGATTATATACAAATGCAATAATTAGGTTTACTGATTTTAGGAAATAATATATACTCGAATTGTAAGAGTATTTTATGTTTTCTAAAATCAGTTTTTTTATTAAAAAAAATTGATGGAGGTAACATATATGGAAGGAAGTTTACAAAAGAAAGGCAAATATTATTATGTTGTTTTAAGTAACAAGGGAGAGGATGGTAAGTATAAAACTGAATGGATAAATACAAAATGCGAAAAAAAAGCAGATGCTGAGAAAGTAAAAAGAGATGTTATTAACAAGAAGGAAAATAATACTTATGTAAATTCAAAGAATATATATTTTTGCAATTTCTATAAGGAATGGCTTGAAAATTATGCTAAGCAAAATTGTGAAAAAACAACATACGAAGGATATAAACTGATTTTTGATAAGCATATAAATCCATACTTTAAGGAAAAGAATATTTTATTGCAAAAATTACAGCCACTTGATATCCAAAAATACTATAATTTTGAACTTAAAGAAGGAAAAGCGAACGGTAAAGGTGGTTTATCACCGAATACAGTTATAAAGCATCATGCTAATATTCACAAAGTTCTGGATTATGCTGTAAAAATGCAGTTAATTGTTAGAAATGTTGCGGATGCTGTTAATATACCTAAAAAGACAAAATTTGTTGGTAAATTTTATTCAGCAGAGCAAATTGAAAAATTACTTGAGGTTACAAGAAATACTCCAATTGAATCAGCAACATTTATTACATGTAATTATGGTTTAAGACGAGGTGAAATATTAGGATTAAAATGGGATGCAATTGATTTTGAAGAAGAAACTATTACTATTTGTGAAACAAGAGTGAGATATAATAAAGAAACAATTACAAAGAAGCCTAAAAATAACAGCAGTCTTAGAACATTACCATTGATTGATAATGTAGCTAAGTACTTGAAACAATTAAAGATGAAACAAATAGAGCAAAAATTATTATTTGGAAAAGAATACGATAAAAGTGGATATGTTTGTTGTTGGGAAGATGGTAGACCATTGGATACAAACTATTTAAGTCATAAATTCCTTGAAATAGTTAGGGATAGTGAATTACCTCAGATAAGATTTCATGATATAAGACATTCAACGGCTTCTTATTTATTAAAACTTGGTGTAACTATGAAAGAAATTTCTGTTTGGTTAGGTCATAGTGATATTTCAACGACAATGAATATATATAGTCATGTTGATTTAGAGATGAAAAAGAATGCAGCCAAGAAGATAAATGATTTGTTTTCAAATGTAAGCTATAAGTAATTTTGGAGGAGTATTTTTAGAAGGTTTTTTTAGAAATATATGATTTTTAGAAGATTTTTAGAAGAAACCTAAAAAAGATAAAAAAAAAGTTTTAGTAAATCTCTACAATTTACTAAAACCCTTGCAATTACTCGTTTTGTTGGTGCCGAAGGCGGGAATCGAACCCGCACGGTTGTTACACCTCTGGATTTTGAGTCCAATATTCTATTGATTAATACTAATTATGTAAAATTATTAAAGATTACTGTATCACTTGATATGACTGCATTACAAGGTGTTTTATGAAACTGATTTGAAGAAAGCATTGGTACTCTTACAACATATTATTTTTAAAATTTTTAGAAGATTTTTAGAAGAAATGTGGGTATCGCAATGCATTGAAAACTATGAGTTTAAAAGCTATTTATAATTTGTGTTTTTAGAACCATTTTAAATATAAAAAAGGATGCAAGGGTAAAGATACATAAGTTAATTGTATCTTTTTTTATATTTAAAAGTGAATCACTCTAAAAAATACAAGACTCACAACAAATATAAAGGAAAAGATGGTTTATTGTAGAATTAAATAAAACAATAAGAATTTATATTTACAAAAATGGGGGTTATTAAAAATATGGAAGTTTTATTTGTATCACTGTCTATAACATTTCTTGTGTTATTCCTGACAAGCGTAATAGCTACAATTATTGGATTCATTAAACCACACTCTGTATTAAGGTGGGGTGATAATAAAAAAAGGACTAAAGGAAATGTAATCAAATACTATGGAATATCAATTATTGTATGCCTTATTATTGGTTTAACTAGTTTTGCAAATTTACAAAATATCAAAGCAGTAAAAGTGGCAAAAGCAGAAGTGGAATTAGCAAGAATAACAGCTGAAAAAGTAGCATCAGACAAAGTAATAGCTGATAAGAAAGTAGCAGATAAATTAAAAGCAGATAAAGTAATAAAAGATAAGGCTATAGCAGATAAGGCAAAGGCAGACAAAGTAATAAAGGAGAAAGCTATAGCAGATAAAGTGGCTTCGGACAAAGAAATCGCAAATAAAGAAATTGAGAGTAAATCGGAAACAACTAAAGTACAATATAGTTCAGGAACAAATAATACACAGAAAGCATCATCAACCCCAAAACAGACTACTACAACGGCTACAACGAAAACTACGACTAACACTAATGATAATGAATTAAGAGCATTACATTCTCAGCTTCAAGCATTAGAATCTAATCAAGCTAAACTTGCTGAACATTCACAAGCTTACCGTGATGGATTATTAGAGAAACAGAAACTTTTACAACAAATAATTAATTTAAGTAAATAATAAATTATTATATATCTATAACATGTAAAGGAAAACATTACCCTTCCAATATCAGTAAAATGATGTATAATAGATACGTGGGAACAAATGTTCTAAGAGGTAGGTGAAAACATGAAAGTTTTAGCAAAAGAAATTGAAATGTTGTTTTGGTCTGATAAAAAAGGAAATTTAAAACCTATAAGATTCCGCATCGAAAATGAAGATGAAACTTTATCAACTATTGTTGTAGAGAAGGTAATTACTATAGATAAGGAAAAGTTAGCAGGGAATCATATGCTAGTGTATAAGTGTCAGAGCGTTATCAAAGGACAAGAGAGGTTATATGAATTGAAATATTCGTTCGATACCTGCAAATGGATATTGTGGAAAATGTAAAAGACAAAAACTAAATACATAATATAAAGCACCTAATTAATCAAATGGGTGCTTTTTTATGTGTCTCAAATAAGCTGATAATGAAATTTATAGCTTATTTTTTATAATTTTCAATAAATTTTTCCAAAATAACTTCTACCTGTTTGGAGGGAGTTCTTTTTTCTGCCGAACAAATCTTTAGAAGGTCTTTTTTTAATTCTGTTGGTATAGTAAGAATCAGTCTTTCTTTTCCTTCGGGAATTGCCATCATATCACCTCATATATCATTATATATTAATTATAACACCGTGATAATATAAGTCAACACTAAGTGAATATTATCACGAATAGGTGTTGACAAGGTGTACACTTAGTAATACAATAAATTATAGAATATAGACAAAATTAGGGAAGGTACTTGAATACCTCCCTTAATCAACTAAATATAGTTAAATAAAATCTGTAACAACTTCATTCAACTCAACATTTATATTATATTAAAAAAAAATGAAGTTTGCAATAGGTTATATTTCCTATACCCAAAAATAAAGGTATAGGTTACTTGTGTATGCACTCTAGCAAGTCTAAATATTATAGAGCAGGTGACATTAAGCCGATGCTATAAAATTAATGGGGAGTCATTGTATTTAAATCTGTTTATACGTTTCGCCCTTAGCAGGTTATATCTATCCTGTTTAAATATTAGATAGGGTGGTAGCTACTGGCAGAGATGCATAAGGGTGTAATATAATCATGGACAAGCTTTTTTGTGAGTATACGTGGAAGTAGAACGTGTATAAATGTATTACAACAAACAGATTTCGATAACTTAATCATAAACCAAATATTTATTTATCCTAATTTTTTAGGGTAAAACTCTGTCCTTTTCATTCCCAAATATTAGTTGATTGAAACTTAGGTGTCAAGCTAATAACTAATTTAATTAATATCCCTTGGAGGTAGTTAAATTTAAATTAATAAAAAATGTAATTTATAGTATTCGCTCATTTAAGTACATAGAAATCATTAATATAATAATAAAGGATATAATAAAATTTCGTAGAATTAATTAACGAAGAGATTTTAGGAGGTATTTAAAAGATGTGTTATCTAATAGTTAAAGATTTTAATAAAAAAGGAAGCATAGCAATTGAATTAAAAGAAGGTAAAGAGGTCGCAGGATTATCAAAATTCTTATCTGCTAGATTGGAAAATACTTCAAAGCAAGTAGTCACTATAAGTGATTTAGAAAATTGGCGAGAATATGCACCATTCAGTTTAGTTGCTAGTGTAGGTGAATTTATTGATAAAGCTGAGAAAATGTAGGATGATTATTGAGAGGAGTGGGTATTATGTCCTTAATAGAAAAATTAATAGAAATAACTAAGGAAATGAATGATGATAGGTTAATAGAAATAATAGATTTTGCTGAATTTATAAAATATAGAGATAAAAAACAGAAAGAAAAGTTAATAGATAATTTTATAGATGAAAATATAGAAGCGTTAAAGGAGTTAGCAACACCTAGCCACATCTAACAAACACATTCAAACTAACTAATAGGGCAAAATACAATTTAAAGTCAATTGTTTTCTCTGAAAAATAATAATTATATAAATTACGTATATTTAGGCAATTATTAACTATACTACTAATATAATATAATATTAATAGTAGGTGAATTTATGTCTTTAGATGAAAAAATTAATGAATACTACAACAAGTATAAGGATTATCCATTTAAAAAAAATATAAT